CGGGTAAACCCGTTGCTACACTGGTTAAAAGCGACAGAATCGCCGCGAGACCTGACGCACTCAAGACAGCCAGCCAGTTGACCTGCTCCATGAGCGCGGTCGTGCCGATCATTGCGATAGCCGTCTGCGCGAGGGTCTTGACCGCGCGGATGAGTGCCGCTTTCCAAAAGTGCGGTAGTTTGATACGTGCCATGTTATGCTCCTTTCTTCTCCAAATCCTCGATGCGGTGATTAGCCACACGGATTCGCTCATCTGTCACCTCAGCCCTCTCTTCCAAGCGGTAAACCCTATCAATGACCTGATTGTGACGGTTGACCGCCGCCTCGAGTTGCTGAAGCCGATAGCTGATAAGTGCCTGATTTTTTCGATTCGCGAAGTACACGCCCGCGAAGCTTCCGAGTGCGGTGACGACCGCCACGATGATTGATGTCCAGTCCATTGATATCACCGCCTTATGTTGACCAATTGGTCATTGCCGCGCTTCTGCGCGCGAAAAAATTGCCGTTTTGCGTGCCAAAGGTATAAATGTACGAGCCACCATATCCGAATGCCATAAAAGTGGAGTGCCTCGGAAGGCTACCAACAAGATCCGTCCAATCGTAGGCAAAGCCAATCACAAAGCATGTCGATGACATTTGGAATGTGCTCAAAACCTCGCGTTGTGCACCGCGCGACTGAATCTCGGCTCCGTATGTTTGCGCAACGTATCGTAGCCAATACCACATTCCCTGACTTGTCCACGCGCTACCCGAAGCGCCTGTTTGTGAGGCCGTCAGATATGGGGTGCAAAACGCCCCACCGCCAATATCGGCCTCCGTCAGGAGCTTAGAGAAGCTCGCCCCATCCGGGCCGAAAGCGTAGCCTTTAGGCATGTAGACGGCATCATTCGCCCCGGCAGGCGCGTACCTAAGCAAGCCGAGGGTGTTGTTTGTCGGGTCGTAGTCAATGCCGACCGCGCTCGTACTTACGTACAGGGTCGTGGTGATCGTGTTCCCGACCGTGTCGGTCGCGGTCACCTTCACGTTGTATGCCTTGGTGATGTCGTAGGCGCTCCCGATGATGGTCTTCGTGCCGTTGGTGTACGATGTGGCACTGCTCCAACTGCTTGCCGTGCTCTCCTTCGTCTGATAGGTCAGGCTGATACTGTTACCCGATACCGCCGAGTACTGCGCCATCGCGGTCAGCGCGATATAAGTCCCTTCTTCCGCAACATCTCCCGCGCTGTCGCAACGATAGGCTGAAGTCGTGCCCCACACTGGTTTACTGTACGCCGTGACGGTGATCGTCCTTGTCGCTGTCGCGGTTCGTCCTCGGCTGTCGGTGATGGTCACCTTGCAGGTGTGTGTCCCGCTTCCCGTCAGGACTCCCGAAGTGTGGGTCGCGCTCGTGCTTGAGGTTGAGGATGACCCTGAAGACACCGCCGTGCTTGCGCTGTTGAGGACTTGAAAGCTATAGCTTCGGATGGTCGCGCCGTGGTCGGAAGATACCGAACCCGTAGCGGTGAGTTTGACCGAGCTTTTGCCCTGTAGATACAAAGAGTTAAATGGGTTGACCGCCGAGACCGCAAGGCTGACAGAGGGGACGACTGAGGAGGGAACGGCAAGAGTCGCGGTGTAGCTCTTGGAGCCGATCAGGGTCGAGCCTGAATAGGTGTTGAGGGTGTACGTGATTGTCGCGCTCGTTGCGTTGGTGCACTTCGGTGCGAAGGTCGCGATCGCGGGCGTGAAGCTCGGGGTGGTGGAGCTTGTGGAGCTTACCGCCGTTCCCGAGGAGCCGCCGAAAGACCATGTGATCGTGTGCGTGAAGCTGGAGGACGCGCGGCTGATCGTGAAGGTGTAGCTCGTGCCCATCGTCTGACTCGTGTTAAAACTCATCGAGGACGCGCGCGGGATGGTGGTCAGGGTGACGGTCTTCGAAGAAGTCGCGCCCTGATAACTTGCCGAGGAGTTATTCCATCGGCAGGAGATGGTGATCGTCTTTGTGCCGTCGGAATTGTGGTTGACCGTGTGGGTCGTCGTTTGGACGGTGACCGCCTGATTCGTCGGGTAGACGGACGGCATAGACGAGAAGGTGTGCGTCGTCGTGGTGCCGTCTATCGTGACATAAATCGGCGTGTTGTCGGGGATGTCGTAGCGACCGCCCCACTCTTCCATGATGCGGATGCGGTGGGCGATGCTTAATGTCGATGTGTTGGTGGAAACGTCATAGGTTTCCGTCAAGTACGGCTCGTAGAAGACTCCGGCGGCAGTGTAGCCGTGGATCAGAACGGAGCCGAGGGATGTTGAGATGCCTGTTGCCATTAGCTATCTCCCTTGATGATAAAATGGCCGTTTGCGGCGACCGATGCGGAGACTGCCGTCGTCCCGTTTGCTCCGTGACGGAAAAGCAGCTTGGCAATGATCTCGCCGATGTTGATATAGAACTTCTGACCGTTGATGTACGCCGTGACAAAACCCGAATCCAGGAATTGGATATCTGAGTTAGTGAACAATGTCGAGAGGGCGCTGCCTGTCTCGCTGATCTGGAAGCCGTTGGCGGAGAAGGTAAACCACTTTTGCATGGTTCCGAGATCTTCCTCAGCTCCGTCCAGTCGGTTCGCGTTGCTGTCGACGATCTCGATGATCGTGGTCAAGCTTCGGCCATTGTTCACGATGCGGTCGGTCGACATGGTGCCGGTCGTAATGTAGTCGGCTGTGAGTCCGTTCCAGGTTGCCGCGACCGTATAAGGGCCGTTGATGCCGTTCTGGGAAGCTCCCCACCCCGCGGCGTTGTATCTCCAGACATTGACGGCCGTGTTCACGTCGTCCGTGTCCATGATATACATCTCCTCAGGATGGCCTTCTTCGTTCAGCTTAAAAACGATATGCCCGCCCCTCTGGCCTGTGATGGCGCTGGTGGCGTTCGCGATCGCGTCGGAGATCCCGCTCGTCGCCTGCCGGATCTGGCTGGCCGTGTCGGCTTTCATCTCGTGGATCTTGTCGGCAAGGGATGCTCTGACGTCCCCGAGGGTCACCTCGTCATACTGTTCATCGATCGGATTCCACTTGGTCGCGACGACTCTGGCGGAGCCTTCCACGCCGAGATCCGGGAAAAACACGTGTAACGTGTCTCCCAGGTTGACGCGCTCGAGCTGCGCGACGTCCGCGTACATGTCCGTCCCTCGGAGCTCGACCAGCTTGACCGTCCAGTTGACGGACGGGACGCCGGTCACGTTCTGGGTGACATAGGACTGCGCGACGCTCCGGAGCTGATCTTCGGTCGGCTGATCCTCGAACTGATCAGTGAAGTCCTTGACGGCCGTGCGCGGGTGCGCATAACGTGAAGCGTACTCGCTCTCGATCACCCGCTCCGGAAGGGTGACGGTGACCACATTCCCGTCGACTTCTTTCGACCAGTACGGGACGATGCCGGTGATCGTGTTCGCGATGCTCTGCTCCTGCTTGAGGTCGATAAGGTTCTTGCCATAGCGGACATCAACGCCCCGATCGGTTCCCCTGCGGGTGTGGAGCTTGACCTTCCAGCCGGTAAACTCGTACTCACCGCCGTACACGTCCAGGATTGACCCGGCAACTCCTCCGAGGCGAGATCTGAAGGAAGCGGGCACGTCCTGCTTATAATTCGCGGTAACCGATTTGTCCGTCTCGACCGTGAAGCTGTTGGGCTCGGCCGAGAAGTCGACCAGTCCCTGCAATGCCTGCAGGCAGGTCGATGCACTGAATGGCATGACCGGGATCAGGCTCAGGAGGTAACTCCAGTGTTGCAGCTTCAGGGAGGCCGTACCGTTCATGTTCTTCGTGATGTCCTTCACGATGAACGGCTCCGGATCTTTGCCGTACTCCGGAGGCATGACGATGACAGAGCCGACCTCGATCTGGGTGCCGACACCCTCCCCATATGGGTAGGTGAGGGTCGCCGTATACTCGCCGTTGAGCTTCTGGTATATCTGCGCCTTGATGGTCTCGGAGATCCTCCCGAGGCCTTCACTCGTCCAGGAGGTGGCCTGTGAGCTGAAAAGTTTTGGAATCATAAGCGCCACCACCTCGGAGTCACATCGACGCGCGTGATGCTTCCGTCGATCCCGATCACGTTGGAACCGGGAGTCAAAACGGGGAAGTCATTGCTTGACAGGGTGACATAGCTGCCGACGCCGACCTGGCCGTTGTAGCACTTCATGGTATCGCAGTCGATAAAGATATACTCGAGGCCTGTGTCCTCGATCGTGATCACGTCCGAGCCGACCGTCAGGTCTCCGTAGCCGTAGACCTTAAGAAGCGGGAGCGCGATCTGGTTGGTCGGGTTGGTAATCGTTCCGTCCTCCGTGAACGTGACGGCTGTTTCTCCGCTCTTGAGGAACCTCTGAGGCATGCACTCGAAAACCGTGTCAAAGATGCCGAGCGTTAAGTTCTCGGCCATCTCTGGGTCGATGTCGTCCGCCAGGAAGCCCATGCGGTACTCGTCCGGGTTGAACGTGTCCTCGATTCTGGTATAGCCTGAGAGGCTTGCGAGATAGTCCCGCCACGTGGTGAGGTTCGTGTCGATGTCGTGCATCGCGAGCGTGGGGTATGTCACCTTGATGTTGGGATACTTCGGCCGCTTCCTTCTCAGGATCAGGTCGCCGTTTCTTCCCGGCACGCTCTTCTTGGTGACGGTCGGAGCAGGCGCTTTATAGGCGCCCGCTCCCGTTATCTTGATGTCGTATGTGTCGGAGCTGACTCCGCCGACAGTTAAGACATTACCGACTTCTCTCATGCGAAGACGGCCTCCGTTTCATCAAACTCGTCGGTGAGGATATCCTTGACCGCGTTCGCGATCTCCATGACATCCTGACCTTCTGCTGCATTGATTGTAAACGCGTTATTGATTGTCCGGGTCGCCCCGTTTGCCACTCCGCTCGATAAGCCTGTCACGTCTCCCGTCAGGACGT